CACCTAGACAATTAAAATTATTTAAATATTTAATTCAATACAAAAAAGATAATGAAGTTATGCTAAACTTTGATGAGATAAAAGCTTACATGAATATTAAATCAAAGAGTAATGTCTTTCAAATGCTTGGCTATTTAGAATGGAAAGGATATATTAAAAGGTATCCTGCTCATGCAAGAGCAATACAAATATTAAAGGAGGTAGAATGAGTAACTCTGAACTTTATCAAATAGAAAAAGATGCTTTTTTAGCAGGTTTATTTGATGCTGATGGTTCTGTTTCTATTTATCAAAGCTTAAAGAAAAAATCTAATAAAGTCTATACTGTTCATGCTTGTGAAATTTCTATGACTAATGAAGAAGTTATTAATTGGATTAAAGATACTGTCGGCTTTGGTAATATTTTTTATAGAGAAGCACATGAAAAATGGTTAGGTACTAAACCTCAATGGAGATGGAAGGTATCACATAAAAAAGCTTTAGAGTTTGCTAAAATTATATTACCTTATAGTATTATAAAGAAAGATAAATTAAATAAAATAATAAAACATTATGAAATAAAAAAGGAGGTCGTATGACTAAAAGAAAACCAACAAAGAAAAAAATAAATAAAGAAAAAGAAACTAGTGATTGGTTTGATACTCATGTAGAAGTTATGGGGTTTGGCAGAGGTACTAGAAATAAAAAAGTTAAAGCATTTATTAAAGAACAAATAATAAAAGAACTAACAAGATAACAATACAACTTACAAGTGAAAGGCAAATAACTTGTGTGTAAACCCTTGATATTATTAATTAAATTTATTTTATTTAAGGGTTGTGAAAACAAATGTTTCAATGTATAATAGATATACTGTCTTTTTATTTAAGACAAACTTTTATCCAAAACATTTTACAGACAGGACTATATCTAATGAGCAATAAATTCTTTTTAAAAAAAACATGGGTCAATGTAGATATTTGCGTTGAAGATTATTATAATTCAGGAACTACACTAGACCAAGTTAAGAAGAGTTTAAATTGGAGTCCTTATTCTAATATAATTAATCGAGATGTAAAAGAAACCAGACATACAGTAGAAGAGATTGATGAAGAAACTTTTAAAACTAAAATCAAAAACTCTTCTAAAGAAAAAGATACTAACAAGTCTGTTACATTTTCCGATATTAAATCAGAGTAAACTTTATTAGTTATAGTGTTTGATAAAATGAAGTATGATACTAAATACAAATCAAATATATAATACAAATCAAGGCGAAGGAAAAGCAATAACACCTGAAGTATTATTATACAGAAGTATAATAGTAAGAGCAATAATGGATGCACTAGATGTAGATATTCATGCTTGGGGTAATACAAGGAAACAAATAATCCAAGATGCTCTATCTTGGTTTTCAAAAACAAATAAACATTTCTGTAACATTTGCGATTACGCAAACTTAGAACCAACATTTATAATTAAAAAATTTGAACAGCTAAAGAAAGCTAATGCTAAGAAACTATTTAAGAATAAAAATCTTAATAAGTTTCTGACCCATTACATCTGTAGCTTTCATCAAGAGGTACAATATTAATGACTACTGGTAAGAATACTAAGTTTGATTTAGACTTAGAGTATGGACAGATAAGAGAAAAAAGAGTTGCCGATTTACTTAAAGGAAGTAAAGTTGAAATTAAAACTGAAAGAAGTTGGTGGAGAAAGACAGGTAATATTGCAATTGAATATGAGTACAGAGAGAAACCCTCTGGTATAGATAAGACAGAGTCTAAATGGTGGTTTCATATTCTAGAACTAGATGGTAAAGAACATTGTATGCTAGTGTTTAGAGTATCAAGATTAAAAAAAATAGTAAAAAAATATAAGAAAACACATACAAAAAACATAGGAGATTATAGAGCATCTAAGTGTGTAGTAATTCCTTTAAAAGAATTATTTACAGAAGGATGTATCTCAATATAATATATGAGTGAAAAAGATTTGCTTAGAGAGATGCGAGAAACTATAAATGATTTAGTTAAAGAAAAGAATGATGCAATCAAAGTTGCTTCAGATAAAGACTCTAAAATTAAACAGCTTCTAATACAATTAGAACAAGCTAATTCTGATGTTCAGTCTATGGGCTCAAAGATAGCCGACCTTCAGGAAAAGCTAAACAAAAAAGATACTATCAAAAGAACCATCAATAAAAAGATAGATGAAATACTAGAAAAAAAAGATGAGAATAGTGTTGACATTGATGATTAAATATGATAGTAATAAATTAATAATTAACAATAACAATTATAACAAAGGAAAATACATATGGCAATAATTGAAGGCACAGCTTACTGGGCTTCTCTGACACGACCAAACGAAAAGTTTGAACCTATGTGGAGAATTGATGTAGCAGTAGACGATAAGACAGCAGACGAATTAAAAAGTCAAGGCATACCTTTAGGTGAAACTACTATTGATGAGAAGACAATCTCTAATATAGTTAGACTTAAAAGGAAAGTACAAAAGGCTAATGGTGATAAGAATACACAGCCACAATTAGTTGACTCAGCTAAGAACCCACTAGATAAAATAGTAGGTAATGGTAGTAAAGTTAAAGTAATGTACAAACCTTATGAGTGGAACTTCAAAGGTAAAAAAGGAATGGGTTTAGACTTACAAGCAGTACAAGTTATAGACTTAATTGAGTACATACCTCAAGAAGACTTCCAGGTAGAAACATCTTCTTCTAATGGTTCAAATATCAGAGAAGACTTTTAATAACATCCATCCAGTAAAGTGAAATTAAATTTTCATTTTATTACTCCTAGAGGGGAGTCGACAAAATCGGCTCTCCTTTTTTTTGGGTTTAATTAAAATAACAAAGGGCGACTATGGAAGAAATAAATAAAAAGGGTTTTGTAAAATATCATTTACCTTGTCCACTATGTTCAAGTAGTGATGCAGTATCGGTGAATGCTGACAACTCAGCTTATTGTTTTTCATGTCAAGAATTTATAAAGGAATATGATATGGAATTACAGCCATCAATAACAACTAATAATGAATATGAAGTAAAAAATTATATGAAAGATTCTGACTATGCAGAAATTATAGACAGAAATATTTCATTAGAAACTTGTAAGAAGTTTGGAGTAACAGTTAAAATGGATAGTATGGGTACTATAACTAATCATTACTATCCTTATCATGATACTCAAGGTGCAAAGATAGCAACTAAAACTAGATACACTAAGCTAAAAGAGTTTAGTATTCAAGGTAACACAAAAGAATCTGGTCTGTTTGGTCAACATCTTTTTACCAAAAATAAATATTGTATAATAACTGAAGGTGAGTTAGATTGTTTATCAGCTTACCAGATGATGTTAAAAGGAAACTACCACACACCAGTTGTAAGTATTAAGAATGGAATATCTTCAGCAGTAAAAGATGTTAAGAATAGTTTGGAATGGTTAGAAGCTAACTTTGAAAGTGTTATTATTAATTTTGATAATGATACATTAGGTAGAGAGAATGCTATGAAAGTAGCAGAGTTATTTTCTCCAGGCAAATGTAAAGTCATGCATCTTCCTGAAGAATTTAAAGATGCTTCAGATTGTTTAACAAAAAATAAAATACAAATTTATAATAAATCTTTTTGGGATGCTAAGAAATTTGCACCAGATGGAATTATAAATGCTAATACATTATTAGATGATGTACTTAAACCTGTAACTAAATCATTTGTTCAGTATCCATTTGAAGGATTAAATAAAATTACTTATGGTTTAAGACCATCAGAGTTAGTTACATTTACAGCAGGTTCAGGTTTAGGTAAGACACAAGTAATGAGAGAAGTGGTGCACCATATTATAAAATCAACTGAAGATAATATTGGTTTGTTAATGTTAGAAGAAACACCAGTCATTACATCTAAAGGTTTGATGAGTGTTGAAGCTAATCAAAGATTACATTTACCTGATGTTCATGTTAGTAAAGAAGAAATGAAAACTTATTTTGATGCAACAGTAGGTACTGGTAGAGTATTTATGTTTGACCATTTTGGTTCTAACTCAATTGATAATATTGTTTCAAGAGTTAGGTTCTTAGCTAAGGGTCAAGATTGTAAATACATTGTCATTGACCACATAAGTATTATTGTATCAGACCAACAGCATGGAGATGAGAGAAGAGCATTAGATGAAATCATGACTAGACTTAGAACATTAGTTCAAGAGACTGGTGTATCTATGATTGTTGTTTCTCATTTAAGAAGACCAGAAGGTAAAGGACATGAAGAAGGTGCAGCAACTTCTTTATCACAACTAAGAGGTTCAGCTAGTATCGGACAACTTAGTGATATGGTTATTGGATTAGAAAGAGATGCACAAAATGATGACCCTGATGTTAGAAACACTACAAGGATTAGAGTACTGAAGAATAGATTCTCTGGTATTACAGGACCTTGTTGTGACTTAAAGTATGATATAGATACTGGAAGATTAACTGAGGTAAAATCTGATGACTTTTAATAAAGTAGTATTTGATATTGAAACAACAATGACTGCAGATAAAATATGGTGTATTGTTTGTAAGCATGAAGATACTTACTATCAATTTAAAGAAGATAGATTACATAGGTTTGCAGACTTTATAAAACAAACTGAAGAAGTAATAGGTCATAACATAATTGGTTTTGATATACCAGTTATAAATAAAATGTTTGGTTATAATTTATTTGAACATTGTAAGATAACTGATACACTAGTTCTATCTAGATTATTAAATCCTATGATAGAAGGTGGGCACTCATTAAGAAATTGGGGCACTAAGTTAGGTCAAGCTAAGATTAATTTTGAACAGTTTGATTTCTTCTCTGAAGAGATGTTAGTCTATTGTAGAAATGATGTTGAGTTAACTGAAAGACTTTATAAATTTTTAATTAACAAAACAAAAGACTTTGGTTTGTCTATTGAGTTAGAACATAAAGTTGCACAAATAATACAGAAACAACATGAAGTAGGATTTAAAATAAATATTGTTGAAGCTTATGAATTACAATGTAAGTTTCAAGAAGACATGAATAATCTTACTACTAAAGTTAGGGAATCTTTTCCTCCATTAAAAGTAGAAGAAGAGTTTATTCCTAAGTCTAATAACAAAGCACGAGGTTATGTAAAGGGAGTTCCTTTTACAAAGGTTACATACAAAGAATTTAATTTAGGTTCTAGACAGCAGATTGCTGAACGATTAGTTATGCTTGGGTGGAAACCACAAAAGAAAACTGATAAAGGACATATCATTGTAGATGAGAAAGTATTATCTGAGATACATAATATTCCTGAAGCTAAATTAATAAATAGATTCTTAATGCTACAGAAACGAATTGCTCAAGTCAGTTCATGGATTGAAGCTATTAAGGAAGATGGTAGAGTACATGGCAAAGTAATTACCAATGGTACAATTACAGGAAGGATGAGTCACCAGTCGCCCAACATGGCTCAAATTCCTGCTGTGTACTCACCATATGGAAAAGAATGTAGGGCACTATGGACAGTAAACAAAGGTTATAAACTAGTAGGTGTTGATGCTTCAGGACTTGAGTTGAGGATGTTAGCACACTACATGAATGATGAGAGGTACA